CCCGTCCTGTATTGGTTTAAAGAAGAATGGATAGTTAACCGATATTGGTACAACTTTGTCTGTAAACATCTTCTTTGCATCGGGTCCAGATTTGGACAGTATACCAAATCGAGCATCCGAAGATATTGTTGCTTGGTTAACGGTTTCGCCGGAAGCCATAAAAGAAAATCCCGATCTTCTGTTCTTAAGGTAGCACATACCATAGCTTCTTTTGTCTGCTTTGCAAGCTTCCCAGAATATATAAAATAATCTGTTTGATTCTCTAAAGTCAGGTTGCCCAACGTCAATCTTGGACCACTGCAAGTACATGTAGTGAGTACCAGTAATGTAAGTAGGATTATCTTTGTTATAAAACCAGAAACCTTCTTCACGCTTATTAAACTCCCCGTCAATATACTCATACCAGTTTTCTTTAAAAATGTTAGGATACTTAACCCAATCAGCTTCGCTTTTTATTCTGCTTAACTCTTTTGGATACTCGTGTGCCTTCCATTTGTTTTCGCTTTTGCTTAGGGTATCTTCTAATAAAGGTAGCGCGATATGCACTCCACTTATTAAATAGATATCTCCTATCTTGCCGGTCTTGCTTATAACAATAACATCGTATTCTTTGTCATAACCGTAAACCCATTTGGCATAGCGATTTTTCTTTTTAATTGCTTGAGGCTTAATATAGTCTTTGACTATACTGTATAATTGCTGTTCGTAAGCCATTATTTAGATCTACCCTCCGCAAAACCCTTAAAGGGCATTTTATTAGAAGACTTAGTTGCTTCCGCAATCATTCCTTCTTCTTCTTGTATTCTATTTAGTATTTCAAAAGCATCTAAAATACAAAGCTTTTTAGTAGCGGCAGCATTTTTAAGTCTGTCAGCAGAAATATCTTCTTCTGAGTCAACGATCTTTTCCTCTGCTACCTTTACTAATTCTTCAATTGCCTTGTGCCCAGCGGCTATTATACTCTTCTTCGTTTCTATCGGATCCATACTTTATAACAATATCATTTGATTTCATACAATACATAATCTGATCGTCTATGACGAATTCCCATTCACTGTTCGGCGTAAACCCTATTATGTCTCCTGGGTTGATTCCAGAGCTCTCTAAGGAGCTATTACCTATTTTAAGTATACCAATAAGGTTAGTTGTTTTTTCGCTGCTTAAAACGTCTTTATTTTTAACAGGCGCTACAAAGCATCTATCTCCAAAAGATTTCCAGGTATCCGCTTTCTTATATAAGTAAACTTGATCTGTACTGCAAAAAAATAGACCGTCTTTTAAAAATGATCTACTATTCTTTTTGATTCCTTTCATGTCGTAAAATACTCTGAATACATTATGATGTATAATAATTAAATCCCCTTTCCGTATAGGTGTTGCAAATGCAACGGGTGTCTCAATTACCTCAGCAATATTGTTAACATGCTTAAAACTTTCTATAGAGCTGTTTGTTACAAGGGTATGCTCTCCAACCTTAACTTCGTTATCATATCTTCTGCCTACCGGCTTTATGATAAAATCATATATACTTCGCATTAATACTCTAGGTCATATTCAACGGATATTGCCATGTTAGAATTAAACTTCTTCCATGGCATTACCTCATCTACTTTCTTTATAAATATATTATAAGAATTATCAGACTCTTCAAACATTATATGAGAAATTTCGTGACCGCCGTAAACTGTCTGTTTAACAGAGTAGTGCATTGCTTCGTTTTTATAGTCAGCCCCGATACTAATTTTTCTTATAACACTTCCCATAACCTTACTCTTTAGATGCTACTTCGATTTTCTCGTAAGTTCCATCAGCAAGATTAATATTAATTGCTCCATAATTTGCTTCCACATCTTTTTTTACTTCGTCCATGTCTTTTTCAAGCATATTGACTTGGTAGATAGCTTTAGCTTTTTGCACTTCTAATACACCGATGTTAGCTAAATAAGATTGCAATTCTGTTTGAATTCCTGTAATCTTTTCTAACTCGTCTTTAGTAATTGTGTTTACTGGTGCTGTTTTCATTTGTTTTACTTTACTCATTTTGATTTAATTTAATTGTTAATTGTTATTACTTGTATATTCGATACTGTTCACCTCGCAAGGCATCGTTGTTATTGTTGCTGAAGTTTACTTTCTTGTTGCTTTTGTTGAAAGCCATACCTTTAAAACCTTTAGGTAAAGTTCCAAATGTAGAAGCCGTGGCGGTTGTATTAGCATTTGTTCCCGGTCTGTTCTTGCCGGTCATGCCGTCAATACTTTGTGATTGCGATTTACCAAAATCAACTACGTTCCCTAAGCTTTCAGCCATATTGTCTGATCCTGAACCACTAACCACATCAATCTCTGATGTTTTTTTAGTTTCGTTGTTAAACTTTTTTACTTTCTTTTTTTTACCCCCGTTAGTTAAAGCGTTAATGTTTTCGTTTTCTGCTTTGTCTCTTCCGGGCATTTGTGTGTAAGCCATAGTTTTTTAGTATAATCTTGTGAGTGTGTGTGTTGTGTTTAAATGTCCAGAGTATACTGTTAGTATAGTGTCTGTGTGTTTTAGTATGTATTGTATTTCTACATTGTAGCCGTTTTCTTTATTGTGTAGCTTAGTAGTAAATGTTTTGCCGTCCTCGCTTACGATCGTTTCGTTTATTATTCTATATTCGTCAAAGCTAGTGTTATATACCTTTATAACTTTATAATCACTTGCTAGGATGGTTTTCATATAGTCCGAACCGCTGTTGGCCCATATACCATTAAATTGTTCCTGAGCCATTAGACTCATTGACGATAGTGTAATAAATAATGCAATAATTAAATTTTTCATAAAATTAGATTTGATTGTTAGTATATTTATTATATAATCACCTGTAATTTTAAAAAACTTGTTTTATTCTTCTATTATTGCTTTTATGGCTTCATCCATTTCTGGAGATGGATCAATACCATTCTCTAAAAGAATAGCAGCCCATTCAGCTTCATCATCATAATAGTCTACTTGTGTCCAAGGAGTCTCCATACATTGCGTAGGAATAATAGATCCGTAAGCCATTATGTTTTCTCTTGTGTCATCCCAACAAATAAACCACGTTTCTTGTTCTGGGTAGCAAATATTTGTATTTTGTAAATTTTTTAATCCTGACATATTTTTTTTATTATTCTTATATTTAAATTTATGCGGTATAGGTTACTGTCCAGCCTTTTGCGACTAAATTATCTTTTGCTGATAAACCTGTTGCGCTAGGTGCTTGACCACCACTTTGTGAAATTACTCCGTTAATAGTACCGCTTGTGTCTAAACTAACAAGTATATTATCTATTGATTGAGTAGTTAAGTTTGTGTTTTGAAAAGCACTTGTAAAATTAGGTGTATTAACTGCATCAAACATGTTAGCAGGGAAGTCTGTTAATGATGAGCAATCTTGCCAAGCTCTAAAAAACTCAAAATTATTACCACTAACACTACTAAAATCTAAAGCAGGAAATGAAGTTAGTAACGAGCAATTTCTCCATGTTTGAGCAAAACGAGTTCCATTACTTGTATCAATTAAAGGAAATGATGTTAGTGATGGACAATTTCGCACAAAACCTGTAAACTCAGTTACAGTACTAAAATCTGCAACATCACTTGCTGTTATAACTAAATTACTACAATCTTGAAAAGCATCAAACTGATTTGTACTACCTAAAGCATAGATACCAAAATTATCTATACTCAATAGTTTTAATCTATCACCACCACTATTAAAATAACATCTCGGGAAACTACCACTTATCTTAAGTTGATACTCCCCTGCACTTGGAAAAGTAATTGTTGCATTACCAGTGTTACCCGTTATAGTTTGCCCATCACTTGTTTCAATATCGTAGTTGTATCCACCACCTGTTGTTGGTAGTGTAAATTGATTATTAGCAGACGTACCTGCGTTATCTGTTTTCACTGATATAATAAAGCGGTCGTCTATTACCGCTCCTCCGCCGCCGAGTCCTAATTGTACCATTGGGATTCCTATACCCATGCTGTTCCCTAATGCCATATTATTTTAGTGCTATCATGTCAGTTGCGGTAGTTCCAGTGGCTAGTACATAGTCAACTATAACCGGTAGGATAGATCCAGCAGGCACTCCTTTAAAAACTATTGCCTGAGCGGCTAAAGGTGGCCCATCTCCCGCGGCATTGGTTACCCCTGACAGTATAACGCTAACGTCGCCACCTACCCCTATATATAAGCATGCGCCTTGAATGTTTTTAGCAAAGGCTATAGTATCAGAAGTTACTACTACTTTAGCTTCTGTTCCAAAATCTGGTTGATTTGCGTATTGTCCCATTATTCTTTTTTATTTTTTGTAATTGTTATTTTATTCGCTACTGTTGCAGCTATTTTTTCTCCACTACGCCCAATAACATAACCTCCTATACCTAATTTTAGTAGGCTCCAGAACTCTGGCTCTAGAACAGGTGTTATTAATTGTGATGCGAGTTGAGATATAAACTTTGTGTATATAACTATAAAGCCGAAACTTAACATAAGAATTGGTCTCCAGCTTCTTTGTAGCCAGTTACCTTTTGCTTCTGCTATAATTATATCTGTCTGCATTTTCTGCAGCTCTAATTCTTTTTCCCGTAGTACTTGAATTATTTTATTTTTAGCGTCGGTGCGCTCTTCATCACTAGTAAATAGATTATCAATAATCTTGCCTATCTCACCTATGACATTTGTACCAAAAAACTGTAATATTTTATCCATGTTTTATTTGGTTTTTATTTAATAAAAAATCCCGCGGGATAACTAGACCCCGCAAGATTATTTAATTGCTATTTATAAAGTGTTGTCTGATGAGAATATAGCGCTTGACCAATACATTTGGTTATTAGCGACTAATCCTGCTCCATCTTTACTTAATTGCGCGCTAGCTGCAACGCCTCCTGGGTTTGCAGTTAATGCTCTAATTATAGATTGTGACGGCATGTTTTGCGATACCGTAATTGCAGTTGGTTCGTTAGCATTACCTGGAATTGCAGGTCCGTTAGCTGACGTTGATGCGTTTAAAGTAAGGATTCTCCCACCTATTGTTCCGGCAGCAGCTTCGTTATCTAATCCAACAATGCCTTTTAATGTTACTACTACTGAATAATTTCCTGCAGCTATTACATCTGCTACGTTTTCGATGTCGTCAACGTTTAATAATACGTCTCTTGCGTAATCTCCTCCTGTAGCTAATGCTGCGCTGTTAGCTACTCTAAATTTAATGAATTTTGCCATTTTGTTTTTGTTTTTGTTTTTATTTATGTTTAGGTTTGGTTTGGTTTAGGTTTATACAGTCCTATTCTGTTATTTATTTTTTCTTTTTCATAACTTTAGCTTTAACCTTTACTTTAACCTTAGCTTTAGCTTTGGCTTTAGTTTTTGGCTTAGCCTTGGTTTTGGCAGATGCTCTTTTGGCAATCGGATTGTCTTTTAAAAGATTTTTCTTTTCTTGCTTGTTTGATTCGTATGATTTTTTCATTATGATCTCATGTGTTTGTGAATTGGATGTCCTCCTCTTTTTTCCATGTCTGTTCTATGGATTGCTCCCTTAGCGTCATAGATTAACTCTTTGTCGTGATAGGCGGTTTCACCTCCGTAGCGTTTGCCTTGTTTTTTTGCGTCATGGATAAGCTCACGCTCATGCATCATTTTTTTGT